GTACAAGGAAACTTAGTAGTGCCAACAGAACATGCTTTACTAGTTAGTCCTTATAAAGAAATTTGGGAAAGAGACCCTAGTAAAGATAAGTTGAGAGCAAAGCAAGAATTTGCTTATATTGAACTTAATTGTAGTTATAAAAAATCTAATCCTTATAAAGGTCTTCCTGATGATACCAGAAAGAAGAAAGTAGGAGAAGTTGTTTTTAAGGAAGAATATACTACCTTTGTAGAAGATGAACTAATTACTGAAGGATTTAAAGTTTATCATGAACTTAGATTAATAGCTGCCCCAACTTTGCAATATTATTTAGCTGCTAAAGGTGGAGCAGAAAAAATGATAGAGTGGTTAGACAATTTTAATATGAGTGATGTTAATCCTAGAAATGGGATGCCACTTTATAAACCAAGAGAAATTACTTCAGCATTAAAAGATAGTTATGAAGTTATGAAAACTCTTAATACTATGGAAGAAAAAGTTTATGAGCAATTATTTGAATCATCTAAAACCATAGGTAATAAAGAGATTAATCATTTTGAACAATAAATTATGAAACAGCCAAAAAGAGATTTGTCAAACTATTTTAGTGAACAAGAACAAAAAATAGATAAAGAAGTTGTGGAGACTAAAAATTCAAAATTTGAAATTTTTATTGGTAGAATGTTTCAATCATCTATTGAAGCACATATTTCTCACTTATTGCAGAAAGATGGGACTCTAGCAAGACATGAAGCTTTTAGTATCTACTATACTAACATTGATCCTATTATTGATACTCTTTGTGAAACTTACACAGGTTTAAATGAGTTTAAAGATTTCAGTGTACCTTCATCTAAATGTATTGAAGAGCCTATTAGTTATTTTAAAAGCTTGAATGAAGAACTTGTTGCAATCAGAAGTTTACAAACTGATGGTTATATTTTGAATCAATTAGATACAATACAGCAAGAGATAGCACATGCTCTCTACAGGTTTAAAAAAATAATAACCTTGTGGTAAAAACACAATTAAAAAGTCATATTGAGGTTAAGATAAAAGAGAATAAAGAACTTTTATCTAAGCATCTTGCTTTAGAAAACTATAACACCTGTGCATTTTATAGAGATGAAATAGCTAGGCTTAAAAAAATGCTAAAGTAAATGATAGCAACCCAAGCAAAAACTAAAATAAGAGATAAAAATGGAAAGTGGTTAAACTCTAATGTATTTAGAGAAGAAGCTATTAGATTCCAAAAATATGGTTATTTTTGTTCAGAGTATTGGGGTACAGCAGGTTGGATTGAATATTGGGAAGAACAATTAAAAAGATGTCAAGAAGGCTATGAAGTAGATGGTGAAAAAATAACAGGTCACCATTACATGTATTTGAATTTTTGTCAGATACAAGTAGTAAAAAAATTAGAGAATAAAAAAGCATCAAAGAAGACAACAACATTTCCTGATTTTTGGGATGGAGACTATGATTATTTTTGGTCTCTTGAAATAGCAAGAAATGGTATTGACAAGGAAGAGCTTAAAAAACTCAAACTTGGAGTAACACCTCATCCGGATTTCCTGATGGGTGGTTTCCACATGATAGTGGGAAAAAGTAGAAGGAAAGGTTATAGTTACAAGAATGGAGCAATTTCTGCTAACTATTATAACACTGAAAGGAAAGCACAAGTTATTATTGGTGCGTCAGAGAAAAAGTTTTTATATCCTAAGGGGACTATGGGTATGACTTCTGATTATTTGAACTTCTTGAATGAGCATACAGGATGGAGAAAATCCAGAGATTATGTTGACAAACAAGACCATAAAAAAGCTTCCTTTAAGAGAAAACTCAATGGGGTAGATATAGAGTCTGGTTATCAGTCTGAAGTATTTGCCCTAACCTTTAAAGACAATGCAGATGCTGCCAGGGGTAAAGATGGTATAGTTGTACTATTGGAAGAAGCAGGAGCTTTCCCTAACTTAAAAGCATCTTATGCAGCAATCAAACCTGCACTTACAGCAGGAGCTTACATTACAGGACAAATTATTATTTTTGGTACAGGTGGAGATATGGAATCAGGTACAGTAGATTTTGCTGATATGTTCTATAATCCAGCAGCTTATGGTATTATGCCATTTGTAAATATCTGGGATGATAATGCAGAAGATACCATGTGTGGTTTCTTTCACCCTGTAACTAACAACTTGGAAGGTTTTTATGATTTACAAGGGAACTCTGATATAGAAGCTGCAATGGAGTTTGAAATGGGCAGAAGAAAAATTATACTTGAAAATAGTAGTAATACTTCTGCCTACCAACAACATTGTCAAGAGTTTGCTGTAAAACCTTCTGAAGCTTTTCTTACTGTATCTACAAATGATTTTCCTATAGTAGAACTTAGGGCACAATTGAACAGAGTTATAAGAGAAAACCTAATGTTGATTAAAGGTACTCCTGTAAATCTCTCAAGAATAGAAGGTAAGATTTCAGCAGAACCTGACCTAGTAAATAAATTAAATCCTATTATACATTATAAAGTTAAGCAAAAAGACTTAACTTCATGCCCTATAATATTTGAGTTTCCTTCTAGTCCACCCAAAGGTTTATATAAAATTGGATATGACCCTTATAGACAAGATCAAACTACAGGTGTTTCATTAGCAGCTATTTATGTTTATAAGACTGTACAAAGAGGAAATACTACAAGAAATATTATAGTTGCTCAATATGTAGGAAAACCACAAACTTCTGATTCTGTAAACAGAATAGCTGAAATGTTAGCTGAACTGTATAATGCAGAAATAATGTATGAGAATGAAGTACCTGATGTTAAAAAATATTTTGAAAGAAGAAAAAAACTTCATTTATTAGCAGCTCAACCTGATGGAGTTATTAGTAAAAACATCAAAGCTTCTAGAGTAGCCAGAGTTTATGGTTGCCACATGAATGAAAAATTAAAAGATGCAGGTGCAAAATATATAAAACAGTGGTTATTAGAGGAGAGAGATTTTGATGAACATGGGGATGTTTTAACCAATTTAGATTTTATTTATGATATTGGTTTATTAGAAGAGTTGATTCTTTATAATAAAAAAGGTAACTTTGATAGAGTTATGGCACTAATGCAAGTGATGTTCCAAGTAGAAGAAGATGAACTTGGAAAAGAGTATGGTACAGGACAAGATGAAAATCAAAATGTAAAAGATTTACTAGCACTAGATTTGTTTAACAGATAATAATTATAAAATGATAAATAGTGTAAAAGGAGTTAGACTAAGTTTAGCCAAGAAAAATGCTCATGATAAACAGTGGTTTAAAGAGAAAGCTAACAATCTTAAAGGCATGGCTTTTACTAGTAACACTTTTGATAGGAGTACTTCTGAATACAAAAGGAAAAAAGTCAATTATGACCTCCACAATAATATTATAGACACTAGAGATTTTGAATATGTATGTAAACCTTTTGGTGCACAAGCCGGAGAATTACCTGCATCTTTCACTAATAAAGATATTGTTTCTCCTAGGATAAAAGCTGTTATAGGTATGGAAATGAAAAGACCTTTTTCTTTTAAAACCATAGCTATTAATGAAGAAGCTACTACTAGAAAAGAAACTAAGAAAATGGATATGATTAGAGAATATACTATGTCTCAAATCATGACTCCTATCAAAACAGAATTAGAACAAAAGTATCAAGCTCAGTCTCAAGGTAAAGAATTATCTGAAGATGAGAAACAAAAAATACAACAGCAGATGCAAGAAGAGTTAAAAGCTCTTACTCCTCCAGAAGTTAAAAAATATATGGAGAGACAGCATCAAGATCCTGCAGAAGCTTTATCTCATCAATTACTACAGTACACAGTTCAAGAACAGGATGTCAAAAGAAAATTTGACAAAGGTTGGAAACATGCTACTTTGGCAGGAGAAGAAGTTTATTGGATAGGTCAGGTTAGGGGTAAACCTGCATTAGGAGTGACTAACCCTATAAGATTTGACTATGACAAATCTCCTGATTGTGATTTTATTGAAGATGGAGAATGGGCTGTAGCTGAATACAGAATGACTCCTTCTCAACTTGCTATCTTGGCAGAAAAGGAATTATCAAATACGCAGTTAGACCAAATCTATAGCAATGCAAAAAAAGGCTCTCAAATTTATGATGAAGAATGGTCTTTTAATGAAACAGAAAATCACTCAAATAATACTATTTCTGTTTTCCATTGTACTTGGAAAGATTTAAGAAGACTAGGATTTTTAACTTACACAGATTTAAAAACTGGAGCAGAAGAAATGACTACTGTAGGTGAGAACTACAAACTTAATAAGTCCATGGGTGATATTAAGATTGAGTGGGAATGGATTCCAGAAACTTATGAAACTTATGTAGCTCAAAATGATATTTATTTTAAAATGAGACCTATAGAAGGTCAACATAAAGATTTAAATAATTTATTTGAATGTAAGCTTCCTTACTATGGTGCAGCCTATGACAACCTAAACTCTGAAACCACTTCTATTATGGACAGAATGAAAGGTTGGCAATATTACTATAACATCATCATGTATAGAATAGAGCTTCTTATGGCATCAGATAAAGGTAAGTTAATGCTTATGAATATCAATGCTATCCCAAAATCTTCTGGCATAGATATTGAAAAATGGTTATATTATGCTGAAGCTTTAAAGATAGGTTGGGTTAATCCTAATGAAGAAGGTAACAAAGGTTTAGATGTTACTAATATGGCTAAAGAGATTAATATGTCTCTTGTCTCTGATATACAAAAGTATGTTGAATTAGCTGATTATGTAGATAAACAATGTGGTAAATCAGTAGGTATTACTGATGCTGTAATAGGTCAAACTCAACAAAGAGATGCTGTATCTAATGTACAGAACAACACACAAGCCACTTCTAATATACTGGAGCCTTATTTTGATTTACATAACCATGTAAAAAGAAATGTTTTACAAGCTTTAGTGGAACAATGTAAAATTACTTATTCTCAATCAGATGGTGAAGTTATATCTTGGACCCTTGATGATTTATCTACTCAACTATTAAAAGTAGATGCAGGATTGTTGGATGATTCTACTTTAGGAGTGTTTGTAACAAATTCATCTAAAGCACATGAAGCAGTACAATTAGTTAAGCAACTAGCTCAAGCAGCTCAACAGAACCAATCTATTAGAATGTCTGATGTTATCAAAGTAATTAGAACTGAAGGTGTACAAGAAGCTGAAGAAATTTTAGCAGCAGGAGAAGATAAAGTAAGAGAAGAAAATAGAGAAACACAACTTCAAGCTATACAAGAGCAAGGCAAAAATGATGAAGCTAACAGACAATGGTTAAAAGAAGAGAAGAAAATTGACCAAGCTAACATTTTAGAGCAGATTGCTGCTAAAGGTGTAATTGACCTTAGAAAGCAAGCTATGTTATCCTTGGGATTCAATGAAAATAAAGATATGGACAATGATGGTACACCTGATGTACAAGAAATTTACAGAGATGGAGTTAATGCTAATCTAAAAATGAGAAAACAAGACTTAGATGAGAAAAAATTTGATCACCAAAAGGTTATAGATAAAGAAAAACTTAAAATAGAAGATAAAAAAGCAAGTCAAAAAACAACAACTAAGTAGATTTAGCTATTAGGGTTAATTTCTAATAGTTAAGTTTAAAACTTAAAATAAGTTAATATTAATACTTAAATTTACATAATTATGCCAGGTACAAAAACTAAGACTGCACAAGAACAAGCAGCAAAAACAACACAAGAAACAACAGCATCAGCACTAGAAGATTTTTCTTGGGATGATGGAACAGAAAATTTCTTTGGAATTGAAGATACAGCAGTTGAGAAAAAAGCAGTTGTAGAAGACGGAGAAGAGGAAGAAGAAGAAGGCTTTGAGGAAGAAGAAGAGGAAGATGAAAACTTTTTTGGAGAAGGTTCTGAAGAAGAAGAGGAAGAAGGTGCTGAAGAAGAAAGTATAAAAAGTTTAGATAAGGGAGATTATAAATCTTTACTTACTAAAATGAAGGAGAAAGGAATCCTTCACAATATGGATCTTCCTGAAGAGGAGGTTACAGAAGATAAGTTCATTGAATTACAGGATTTAGAGATTGAATCAAGGGTAGATGAAGCTTTTGAAGGTTTCTTTTCAGAACTAGATGAAGATGCTGCAGCATTTTTGAAGTTTAAGAAAGATGGTGGTAACACCCAAGAATTCTTTAAGGTTTACAGAAAATCAGGAACAGCTCCTACAGGAGATTTAGATGATGAAGCTTACCAAGAGAAAATCAGTAGATATTACTATGAACAAATAGAAGGAGATGATCCTGAAGACATAGATGATAAAATTGAGTGGCTCAAGGATAGTGGAAAATTATCTAAGTTTTCTCAGAAGTTTGATGGTAAAGTTAAACAAGAAGAGAAGAAACAAAAAGAGGATTTACAAAAGCAAGCTCAAGCAGCTGACAAAGCAGCTTTAGATTCAAGAAAAGCATTTGTAGATAGTGTCCAAGAAACATTGGAGAACACTGACAAAGTGGACAACTTTACATTTACCACTGAAGGTAAAAAAAGTTTGCTTCCTTTCATCACTAAACAAACTGTAAAAGTTGGGAAAAATAAGTACATCACTCCTATGCAAGATAAATTGCAGACAGCCCTAAGAAGCCCAGAGAAGATGTTAGTTTTAGCTCAACTGTTAGAAAATGATTTTGATATTAGTTCAGTAGTTAACTCTGCAACAACAGGGAAAACAAAGAAGCTGAAAACTGATATTCAAAGACAAAAATCTGCTAAACCTACAAGTTCAGGAAGGACAGGTAAAAAGAGAAGTCTAGCTGATATAGATTTCTAGAAAATTTTAATTAAAAATTAAATTAAATTAAACTATGGCTAAAGGAACACCAGGTAGTAAATTGATTACCAAGCAGATGCCTTGGCATGCTAACATGACTGAACTTAATCACTTAGGTAAAGCATTGATAGCAAAGCCAGACAAGTTTGAGTCTAAAATTGGACAGTTGTTTACAGCTGAAAGATACTCAGACAACCCTTTTACTGCAATGGCAATGAAAGAAGGGAGGCAAGAAAATACCAATTCCTCAAATTGGGAATGGGATATGAGAGGTGCTAATACAAGACCTCTTGTAGTGTTGGCTGATATTCAGTCAACTGTAACACAGAAAGGTAAATACAAAGGTACTTTCAAGATTAAACTTGATGAGAACTGGTATGAGCCAGGTGATATTATCACCCCAGGTACTACAAACAAAAAGTACCAATGTAGAGTACAAGAAGAGAGAGTTCATCATGGAAAAGGATTTGTCTATACTTTACGTTTGATGAATGATAACCCACAAGCTTTTGTACCTCAACAGTACTTTAAAGCAGGAACACAATGGGGTAAACTTTATTCTCAATATGCAGAAGCTGAAACTCAATCAGGTTCTACTCAGTATAGCTTACCAATCACACTTGCTAACAGAATGTCAAGATTCCGTAAGAAGTACAAAGTGACAGGTGATGCTCATGATGAGGTATTAGCAGTGAAAATTCCAGATTCTACAGGTACTTACCACTCTAGTTGGGTGAAGTATGCTGAAGTAGAGTACTGGCAACAATGGTATAGAGAACTAGAAAGAGGTTTCTGGTACTCAAGAAGTACTGATACAGTTCTTTCTGTAAATGGAAGACCTTTAAGAACAGGTCCAGGTATTCAAGAGATGCTAGAGGATTCTCATGTTCAAAGATTCTCACACTTAACTGCAAGGTTAATTGAAGAGTATTTGATGGGTATTTTCTACTCTAGAGTTAAACCAGGTGCTGCAAGAAAAACCAATGGATATTCAGGTGAATATGGGATGATTAACTTTCACAGAGCAATACAAGATTGGGCATCTAAAACTGGATTTATTCAGGTAGTTGATCAATTATTTGTACAAAAAAGTAGCTCTAGCTACAATGAGAACTCATTGTCAGCAGGGTATCAGTTTACTAAATACAGAATGGCAAATGGTGCTGAACTGGAGATGATTCACAATCCTCTTTATGATGATAGAGAGATCAATTTTGAAAATGACCCTGTTACAGGTTACCCATTAGAATCTCAAAGAATTACATTCTTAGATTTTTCTGGAGAAGGTAAATCTTCTAACTGTAGAATTGTAAACAAAAACAAGTCTTATAAACTTGGTTATGTAGCTGGTCTAACCAACCCTTATGGTCCTAATGATGGAAAATTAATGAGTCACTCAGGTAACTTCTATGAAATGCACGTTGAAAAAATGTGTGGTATGCATATTGAAGATGTCGGAAGATGTGGTGAATTAATTCTTTCAAGAAACTAAGATTGTGAGAAGATTAATAGGGGTTATTGATTTAACCCCTTTAATTTATAATCAGAGAAGATTTAAAAATCAAATATAAGTTCATTCACATAAGTATAAAGAATTAAATAAAAGAATTAAAATAAAAGAATATTATGGCAAAAGTTGAAATTAGACCAATAGATGTACCTAAGTGGCATGGTAAAAAAGGAGAGGAATCTTTTACACAACCCCACACAATTGAAGCATTATATGACCACAATTCAGGTGGTTATGCAACTGGCTTAACTGCAGGAGAAGAAGAAAAGTATGAAAAAAAGTTAGGCGTAGACTTATCCAATGTGTTCAATCAAGATGAAGCACACCCATTTTGGTGTTCCAAAATGGCTAGAGTTAAGTTGGAAAATGCAACTCTTATCTTTGATGACACAATAGCACTGGAATTTGTTAAAGTTAAAATGTTAAAAGCTTCAAAATTTGTGGCTAATAGTATGAAAGAATATGAAGAAGGCTTGTATCCAGAAGCAACTCATGTAATTTATGATGAATCTGAAGAGGTTAATGATAAAGCTACTAAGTTGAAACAAAAGAGAGAAGCTTACACATTGTCCTCAAAACTTTCTAAAGATAATCAGGTTAGTATCATTCAGGTACTTTCAGGTAAATCTCTTAGAGGTAAAGATCAAGATTTCATTGATGCAGAAATTGGAGACCTAATTGAAGATAGACTAGAAGATTTCTTAACTGAAGCTAATAGAGACAAGAAAGACTTGTACAACAGAGCAGCAGTTTTAGAAGCTATTCACAGAAATGTCTTGACTAAAGAAGGTACTGCAGTTTTCTACCTAAGTGATAAAATTGGTTATGACTTTGAATCTGCTGTTGAGTGGTTTAAAGACCCACAAAATCAAAATTTGAAAACTAGTATTTTAGGCAAACTAAATTCATAAGTTTTCATAAACACAATCTAGTATGAATATTAAAGAAATGCATTATGATTTTAAAGTCAAGATAAATAAGCTTGACTCACAACAATACAGGAATATAAAAGTTCCTGAGATTGATTGGAAGATTAATGAAGCTATTGAAATATTCAAAAAGATAGTAGCAGAACCTAAGTATGCAACAAAACTTGGGTTTGAGACTAGTCAGAGAACTATAGATGATATTAGAACTGTAGTTGTCAATGGAAAACAACTGACAAAAAGTGCAAAGAGTATAAATTTTGACATTTATGAATTGCCTATTGATTACCAATATTATGTTGGTGCTGAGTCAATTGAAATGAGTAAAAGTGGATGCTCTGTTTTTTCAGAAAAAGTTTTTGTTAGACAACATGATGATAATTTTCAATCTAGTGCCTATGATAAAAGTTCTTTTCTTTGGAGAGAACTTAATATCAGATTTTTTGAAGAAGGTATTAAGGTATTTACAAATAATGAATTTACCACTGATAAGTTTCTCTTAAATTATATTAGAGAATCTGTACCGGTAAACAACAGTGAAAGCTTTGTTGGAGGTCAGTATATAAATTTAGCAGGAGTAACTCTTTCTACAAATGTAGATTGTGATTTACCAAAACACACTCATTCAGAAATAGTAGATATAGCTGTATTGTTAACTACAGGTAATTTACAAATCCCTGACTATCAAATAAAAATAAATAAGTTAAACATGAATCAACTTATTTAAAAAGTTAAACTAATAATTAAAATTTAAAAGTTATGAGTAGAAATACAGATGTGTTTCAGGTATTAGTTCCAACAGTTGCAACACCTGCAGCTACAGGAACAACTTTAGATGCACTAGCAACAGGAGCTATTGGAGCATTTAGTTATGCCACTAATGTGGCATTGAACCCAGCAGCAACCCCAACAGAAGACTTTTACTTAGCTGTAAAAGTATTGAATGTTGATGGTGTAGCTGATATTGTAAAATCTTCAGGTACTCACGTACAAATCAAGAATAAAGTTAGTTATACTTTTCAACCTTATGTGGCACCAGTTGAAATGGTGACTAACAACAAGTTGAAAGTTATCAAAACAGATTCTGAAATTGGTGTGAGAATTGAGATGCGTAATCAAGAAGCTTATCGGATTAATGGATATAATCAAGTTGTAAAAACTTTCATTGTACCAACTAGTCCAAGTGGAGATTGTGTTACATCTTGTGAAGATGAGAATTGTGCTGATACATTAACTGCACTAGTTGATTTAATCAACTCAGATGAAGATGGTGTGTTTACTGCAACACAAGTTGCACCAACAGATTGTGATGGTACAACTTTAGATGGAGAATTAATTATCACTGTTAATTCTAAAGCATTTGGAAGTTTCTGTGACATTAACTTAAACTACTTCTCACCAAGACAGACAGAAATTATAGTTACTCCTATTGAAGGATTTGAGCCAACTACAATTACAACTGCAATGGTTTATGAAGAAGGTTCAGGTTATGATGTTAAGCAACTTGAATATGAAGCAGGTGGATGGAATGGTAAGCCAGGTCCATATAGAACTTTCAATGATGGTTTAGCTCAAACAGGATTTAAGTATTATGCTGATTCTGCAAAAAACTATGCTGTTTTTAATGCTTCTTATGACCAAAATTCAATCTCAGGTTGGAGAAGTGATGACCATTTCTTGAGAACTATTGTAGCTGCTGAGACAGGTGCTGTAGCAACAGGAGTGAAAACTTTCTTAGATTTTATGTTTGCATAAAATTAAAGATTATACATAAAAAAGGGACTTTGACAGTTAGTCTTAGTCCCTTTTTTATTATCTTACACCATAATTCAATAATAACATGCTAAACTACTCACTTACAAAAGATAAAGACATATACAGTCTTAAGAATAATGATGTTTTAGTACCTCTAAACTATACATTTTATACCTCTAAATGTGAGGTAGAAAACACTATAAGTAGTGGAGTATTGGCACCTAAAGAAACTATTGTTATTCCTATAACTTCAGATACTATTTATTATGTTGAGATAAATGCTACTATCTTAGTTGAAAGTGTTTTAACTAAAGTAACTCAAACTATAGAAATAAAAAGCTATTTAAATCTTCAAGAATCTTTAATTGAAGATATTTTTTCTGTTCTTTGTGGTTGTGATTGTGGCTGTAAAAACTGTGAAGATTTAAGTATAGATAGTTGTAAAGCATTATTAATTACAAAAACTAAGCTAGATACTTATAAGAAATTAGTATCTCCTCAGTATGTAGCATCTTTTGACTTAGTGAACAAAGAAGTAGATTGTTTAATTACACCTCAAGTTTATTGTGATTTAAACCAAGAAGCTGTTTCTGGTCTTTTTCAGTACAATGAAAAACTTACTAAGCAACTTATAGCTTTAGATTACTTAGCTATTTATTTTACAGATTTAAGAACTGTAACAAGTGAAGAAGATATTGAATTTTTAAACAATAAATATCAAGCAGATAGTATCTTATGTTGTATAAGTACCTTAGGCTTAGACATAAATAAAATTAAAACTACTATAAACAATATGGCATCAGCAACAATTATATCAACAGTTTATGAAAATTTACCACCTGTAGATGCAGGGTTTTTAAGTGTATTAGTAGATAATAGAACAATAGATTATCCTTTTACAGTAACTGACTTTACAGAAAATGTGACTGTTTATCCACCAGTACTTCCTAATCCTAATCAAGCTAACAACCTTTTTCATTCAATTAGAATTGATAGTTTATTAACAGGAGCACCAGAAGGAATGTTAGAGTATAACAATGTGAATGTACAAGTAGGAGACATTATACCTTTGGCAAATATAGGGTTATTAACCTACACATCTCCAAATGTAGATGTACAAGACACAGATACTTTTACATATTCAGTTAGTAATGTGGGTGCACCAACAGTATTTACATCATAAAATATGGCACAAGGAGTTATAACTAGTAAAAACATAAAGTCCCCACCTGAAGTAAATTGTGGAGATAATGAGACATCTTTTGGCTCAGGGAATGTAGGGATAACTACCTATGACATAGCTTTGGATGTAGGTGGAGGTTTACTTGTTATAGATTTTTCTGCAGGTAACATTCCAGATAAACTAGAGATAGAACATGATGGAGCAATGGTAGCCACAACAGGTATGCCAGGAATAACTAATTCAGGATCTTATGACCCTATTTATAATGCAGGAGTGCTTCCAACAGAAGCTCAAGCAAATAATTCAGATTGGTTTATAGGAAACTTTAAAGGTGCTTTTTTCACAAGAGAAACAGAGTTTTTAAATGATACTGGTTTAATTCATACACCTGAAGTAACAGGATCTCTTTCACCAAAACAAATAATTTGGTTTAAATATACTGCTACACAAGCTTTAGAAGGACCTGCTACACTAATAGTTACAGCTCCTATTTCAGCAACTGCTTGGGGTTTTAACAGATGGTGCCCACAATATAAAGCTTTAAATGTATTATTTAGTACAGTAGGTTATCAAGAAGCTTGTTCATCAGTAGATATCAGAACTATTTATATACAAGTTGAAAATGATTTTGAAAATACCAATCTTATATGGAGTAACCTTAATGGCACAGGTCAACCAGAAGAAGGTTATTATTATTCAGAAAATGAAGGAATTATTAGAAATTGGGAGAGTTTACTTTTTATAGGAACAACAGAAAATTGTATTTAAAAATTTAATTATGGCTAGTATCACAAAACAAATAGAGTATATATACTCTCAATTAAAATGTCTTAAAAACAGTGTTGAAATATGTTGTTCTAATGATGTTAGTTTAGAGTATGAATTTACATCACAAGTAAATGTTGGTGGTGTTGTAATAGACCAAGTTGTAGGTCCTACAGTAATTGATGTTTTAAATCAACTGTTTACTGCTGAAGAAAATCCTCCTCCTGCTCCAAATAATAGTACAGGTCTTGAAGCTTTAAGTGAAGAAAATAATCTTGGTTGGAGATTAATAGGAAGAGATCCTAATAATTATGGTAACATAGGAATAGGAGCTATAGATTTTAGCACTAGTCTTTCTGCAAGTACTGTTTTTGGAGCAACTGGTACAAACTCATTTGCTCAAGGAGAGAACTTAACTGTAAGTGGTTATGGTGCTTATTCTACTGGTTTTGGTAATGTAGCAAGTGGTACTTTTTCCATAGCCATGGGCTACCTTAATAGTAACAATGAATATGCTACTTATGTAAGTGGTTATAATAACACTGCTAGTGGAAATACTAACAGAGGTTATGGTTTTGTAAGTGGAAGAGGTAATGTAAAAGTAGGAGGATTTGGTAATAATTTATTAGGTACAGTTCTTATAAACAACAATACTAGTACTATAGGTGTAACTGTAGTAGGTAGAGCTAACATAAACCCAGATGCAAAAGAACTATTTATAGTTGGAAATGGTACTCATAATACTATTCCAGCAGGAGTTTGGGCAAGTGATGTTGTAAGAAGCAATGCTTTTTCTGTATCACAAGATGGTAATTTAAGAGCACATTTATATGGGTCAGGAACTTTCACAGGAACAGCTACAAAAGCATTAGGAGTAACTGCATCTGGTAATATAATAGAAATACCTTTAGGTGGACCTACAATTGAAGAAATCCCATCTACTCAAATAATTGATATAGGGGACATTGGAACCAACTCAATTGAAGATGGGTTCAATGCTTTTACATTTCTTGGACCAGTACAAAGTCAGGAGGATGGTTATGTACTTATAAATACCATTATTAGCGGATTAACCGCTCAATACTTATTTGGAGGTGCTGGAGGTGAATATGGTGCTGGAGTTGCAACACCGTTAATAGCTGTAAGTGAAGATTTCCCTTTACTTAATGGTACTGAACTTCCTCAAACACCTAACCCAACTTGGCAATCAGTTTCAACTGTTTTTGGTACAAGCCCTTTAATCCCAATAAATGAATCTATTTCTTGGGAGGGAAGTATATCACATAATGGAACTGTAGTGGTCAAAGAATTAAGAACAGACCTTAATGGGAAAATCACAAATAGAGGTTTTAGTGGTTTAAATTTAATCGGTACTAATTCCGTAAATATAAGTAGCGGTAACGGAAACAATGGAAGTGTAAACTTTTTTAGCAGTATTGGAAATTTATGGAACGGAGCAAGTGAGCCTAAAAAAACTACAATAAATCTAGTAAGAGATTTTAGAGCACCTACAGCACCTACCGATTCAAGACCTTTTCAATTGATTGGTGTTAATGCGAATGACATTATCAACTTTGATTCTATAACAAACGCTAATACATATTACGCCGCTTTTGAGTCAAACCCTAGAGTGGAAGGTACTGAATTAGCTAATCATCCAGAAAGGGTATTTGCTTTAAGAGGAAAGGGTAGAATGTTGTTATCTGATTACGGTTTAGGTAATGTAACAGGTATAGCAACACAAGGTCTAGGTGTAGATGCTGTTGGTAATATAATAGAAATACCTTTAGAAGAAACTATAACAACTCTTTTATCATTAGCATCAACTAATACAGTTAATGCAAAGGCTCAAATAGCTCATGTAGGAGGGATGAATGATATTGATTCTGCTACACCTATAATACTAACAGTAGAATCTTTTGCAACTGAAGCTATTCCTGTTGGTTCTGTATTAACTTACAATCAAATAAACACAGGAACTGTTACTATTGCTTATATAGGAGCTGCATCAGGGGATGTAAAACAAACTTATGCAGAAGGAGATGTATTAACATTATGGCATAAATCTGAAGATAGATGGGTTGTATTAAATCCACCAATTGACTTATCTTCAGCAGGAGAAGCTAATACAATTAACAGTATTATAGCAGGAGAACCTGTAGGTTCAGATGTAGTAGATAATATAGTAAGTTTAACACAAGCTGAATATGATTCAGGAATTATTGCAGGAACAATAAATGCTACTACTGAATATCGTATAACAGATGCACCTTCATCTACAGTTATATCAGTTGCAACTTCAGCAGAAGTAGATACAGGTACAGATGATATTAAATTTATATCATCTTTAGCTTTAGCAGGCTCACAATTACAAACAAATGTATCAGCTAATAATGCTAAGGTAGGAATTACACCTACACAAACTTCTGATATCACAACTAATAATGCTAAAGTAGGAGTAACCGTTGAAGAAGAAAATACAATTAACAGTATAGTTACAGGAGAACCAACAGGAACTGTAGTAATTCCTAATATTGTAAGAATGACACAAGTAGATTATGATGCAGCAGTAACAGCAGGAACTACAGTAGCTACAACAATTTATATAACACAATAATTATGGGAATATATTTAGGAAATACAAAAATAAAATGAAAAATATAATAAATAAAATAACAGAAAGAGCAAAAAAAGATGTAACACCATATTTACATTTGGTTTTTGGTTCAATACATAATCTTATAATTACATTGGTATTGGGAGCTATATTATTACATGGTTTTAAATTAAATACTACCATAACTAAAGTTATAGTTTTAATCCTTTGCTTACCAATATTGATATGGTGGGAAATAAGACAGAAAAAGAATGGTGGTGAAAATACTTGGAAAGAACAATTAAGGGATATTGCATTAGGTTGGATATCAGCTCCATTTATAGTGATACCTTACATAGAATTAATGAACGAATAAAACATAAAAGTTATGTCAATAAAATTAGGAAACACAGATATAAATAAAATATACTTGGGTAATACAGAAATTACCAAAGCATATTTAGGAACTACAGAAATTTTTGGGGGAAATGTAACACCTCCTTCTTCAAACTTAGTTCTTAACGGAACATTTGATAATAGTGACAATATTTCGTTAGCTGGAAATTGGTCTATTGTTTCTGGTAAATTAGCTTATAATAATGGAGGTATAACTCAATGTAATTTAGATTTATCTAGTAATTTAGTTAATGGTAATTCATACACTCTTACTTTTGATTTAGATGTTGTGGGAAACGGTAGATATGGTTTGTTTACAGAAGACACCACTATTGATAATTTAGAAGTACAAGGTGCAGGTTCAAAATCCTACACTTTCACTTATGCAGGAACAGATGCTTCTACTATTGGGATTAGAGGATTTGTAGACAATGAATATACTATTGATAATGTAGTGTTAATACAAAATTAAATAATTATGGCGCAATTAGCATTTCCAATAGCATACGGAGCAGGAGCTTATACTACAGGCGGTAGAGGAGGAGAAGTATTACACGTAACCAATCTTAATAATAGTGGAACAGGTTATCTAAGAGAAGCATTGGAAACAGCAGGAACTAGAACTATAGTATTTGATGTTAGTGGTGTTATTAAATTAGAGTCTGATATTTTTACAACTCATGGGAATTTTACAGTTGCAGGTCAAACTGCACCCGAAGGTGGAATAACCATTATTGGTACTGGTGATATTAGAATTGATGCTAATAATCATATATGGCGTTATATAACATTAAGAAATGGGTATGATAATTCAAACGTTGATGGAGGATGGACAAATACTACAAGCGGTATAAATACAAGAAATAGAACAGATTTTATACTTGACCATATGAGTTCAGGATTGGCAAAAGAAACTTCTGGACTTGGTGGAGGACAAAATGAAACTGTAGGTCAAATTCCAAAATTTACAACTCAAAATAATCTTATTGTAGAATGCACAAGAGGTATGTTAGTTGGAGATTCTAATGATTCTGATGCTTCTATAGCAA